TCCTGTCTTTGGAAACTTAAACGCTACGGTAGGATTTTTTGATGTAGAGTTTAACTCTAGCTGTGGGTGGGATGTGTTTGAGGTATATGATGGGGACGACTTTAGTACACTTATTGGTAGTTATTGTGGAACAACTATTCCTCCTTATTTTGAATCTACTCATCCTACAGGAGCCTTAACTTTTTTTTGGTCTACTGATGGAAGTGTTACCTACCCAGGTTTCGAGATTAGAATAGGTAATACAGGTTTTGCGTTACCTATAGAATTAATATCCTTTAACGCTGGATATAATGGTAGTTATGTGGTTATTGATTGGAGTGTAGCCTCTCAAGTAAATAACGACTACTATGAGATACAAAGAAGTGTAGATGTAGAGGATTGGGAATTAGTAACCAGTATTGAAGGTGCAGGCAGTAGTAATACACAAATAGACTACAGGGCTATAGATGAGAATCCATTATTAGGGGTTTCTTACTATAGATTATCACAGACAGATTATGATGGAACAACAGAAACATTTTTCCCTGTATCCGTAATAATTGAGCCTAAAATTAAAGAATTAGTAAAAATATTTAATATCTTTGGGCAAGAAGTAAACACAGACTACAATGGTATGATAATAAAATTATACCGTGATGGGTCAGTAGAAAAAAAATTAAACAATGGGAGATTTAACTAAAAATTTTAGCAAGTCTGAGTTTGATTGTAACTGTGGATGTGATATGCCAGATGATATACTAGATAATGTAGAGGTACACGCACACAACCTACAAACTATTAGAGATTTTTTAAATGCACCTATAAAAATAAACTCAGGATACAGATGCCCTAGCTATAATGCTAAGGTAGGTGGAGCTTCAAAATCTGAGCATAAAAATGGAAATGCGAGTGACCTGGCAGTAAGTAGTCATAGCCCTAGTGAACTAGCGGATGTGATAGAGGGTTTAATTAGAATAGGGGCTATTGAAGAGGGGGGATTAGGAAGATATAACACATTTACCCATTATGACCGTAGAGGTACTAAGGCTAGATGGGATAACACTTAAACAAAACAAACATGAAAAATAGATTATTTTCAAACTACGTTACTACAATACTAGGTTTATTAATTCTTGTATTCTGTGGCACCATGATATTTATGGAAAAGGCTACCATTGAGGACATGTCAGGATGGATGACCACAGGATTATTATTCTTACGTTCAAAAGATTCTTTAATTGCGTTACCTAAGTCTTAAAATATTTATTATCTTTGCAGCCGTTTTAGTAGGATGTACCCCACAAAAAAGGCTCAATAGATTAGTTAAAAACCACCCATATCTATTACAAATGGATACTATTATAGTTATTGACACCGTAGTTGTACCTGAGTACACCCATGATACTACAACATTTATACAATATCATGACAGTGTAACAGTAATAAACAATGAACGAATTAAAATCAAATACTTCTACGACACGCTTCGAGAAACAATCCATCATGAGTACACATGCTATGGCGACACGGTTTTTTCGGAGAAAATTATACCGTATGAGAAGGTCGTTATACAGGAGCTTACTTGGTGGCAAAAGTACGGAAGTGCGGTAATGATAGGAGGGTTCCTATTGATATTTTTACTAATACTAAAGAAGTTTGGTAAACTATTGGTATAATTTCTTAACTTTGTAAAAAACTAATCACAATGGCAAAAATAAGCACATACGCAGCAGCAACACCAACATTAACAGATTTATTATTAGGAAGTGATGTGGGGTCAGCAGATGCTACTAAAAATTTTACAGTGCAAACTATTTTAGCACTAGCATCATCAGCGGTAATTACATTACCTGCTTATAATGATGACGCAGCCGCAGCCGCAGCAGGATTAGTAACTGGACAACTTTATCAAACTACAGGTGCTGGTGCATTAACGACAGCAGGCATTGTAATGGTTAAACAATAAAATAAAATAAAATGGAAAAGATAAAAAAAGTAGTTACATCACCATTATTCTTATCAGCAGTAGCTGGTGGAATAGGATTAGCATTACTAATTAAGGGTGATATATTATACGCTGGCATCGCATTTGGTGTAGGTGTAAGAGAGTTCTTATTAGCGTTCAAAGACGCATAACAATCAAAATAAAATATAATGGAAGATAAAATGACTCAAGAGGAGTTGGACCAGTTGCGTTCACTTCAAAAAAAACTATTTGATGCACGACTAGACCTAGGAGATGTTCAGGTAGCAATTTCAAGATTAGAAACAAAAAAGAAATCCTTAGTATTTGATGTAGAAACTAATTCAGCAGAGTTAGGTAATTACCAGGATGGTCTTAATAAAAAGTACGGTGATAAGAAAGTAAACCTGGAGACAGGTGCGTTGTCGTAATGATTAGAAAGATATCTATAGGGGCTGATTATAAATCTAGTGCCATGCATTATGTGTTGGGACAGGATGTGCTGGGTGGTAGTCATAAAATACATCACATAAGACAAGAATCAGATAATAGTATTAGGATATGGATTCTAAAAGGAGATGAGGTTTATCTCTGGAAAGAATTTAATTCTAATATGCCTATATCTATTGAGTATAACATAAACTTTTAAGTAATGGAAGAAACAGAGTTAAAGCAGAGAATAAAAAAGTTAGAAGAACTTTTAACGGGTGATATGATGCAGGATATGGATATTAAGGATGAGATTCATAATATTGAAATGAAAATAAACGGCACTAAACCTACAGACTCGCACTTTGACTGCATTGGCTGTGGTTCATGAGGTCTACCTTTCAGTTCTTAGTAAAACCTGTAGATGGTAAGAGATATAGTCACACTAAAAAAATAGGTGACAAAGATTTTATTGTTAGCTCATCACAGGAGGACCATAAGGCAACCAATAGGTTTGCTGAGGTATTATCTATTCCTATAACTTATAATGGAGAAATTAAGGTAGGCGACACACTACTGGTACACCACAATGTATTTAGGAAGTATTACGACATGAAAGGTAGGGAAAAGAGTGGACCTTCTTTTTTCATGAATGACTTATTCTTAATTGATTTTGACCAATTCTTTTTATATAAATCAAATATTAATTGTGCAAGATGTAATAACACGTGGAAGGCTCCATCTCCTTATTGTTTTGTAACACCTGTAGATAAGAAAGAATCTGTTCTAAAAACAAAAGATATCGAACAAGAGCTTATAGGAAACATTAGGTACGCTAACAAGGAGATGTTATCTATGGGATTAAAAGAGGGTGATTTAATATCATTTCAACCAGAGAGTGAGTATGAGTTTAATGTGGATGGGGAAAAAATGTATAGGATGTTTACAAAAAATATTTGTATATTACTATGATGGATATTAAAAAAATCAAGGAGGATATAATAAAAGCTGGTGAGTTAGCTGTTAAGCAGCTGGTAAAGGTAGCTAAGGAAGAGATTATAAAGCCCGACCCTGATGATGAGCTCGCTGCCGATAGATTAAAGAATGCAGCCGCTACAAAAAAGCTCGCTATTTTTGATGCCTTTGAAATTTTAAACAGAATAGAGGCTGAAAGAGCTATGCTTGAAGAATCAATCTCTAGTACCAAAAAAATATCTACTGGTGGATTCGCAGAACGAAGGTCAAGATAATCTTGATTTACATAAGGTTATAAAGTTAGATGTAACCACATCTACTATTACTACTAAAAACAAGGCTAAATCCTGGAAGTACGGATACAATCAAAAGTATGACGTTGTAATTATTTCAAAGGATGGTACTCTAGGTGAGGTATATGAAATAAATGGTATTAAAATAGGACTACCTAAAACACCAACCGATTTAAAAAAAGGTAATAATAAGTGGGTAGCTCAAGATTACCCAAAAGAACTTAGTAAGATACGAACAATTTTTGACTGGAACAAGCGAGACAACCTTTTTAAGGATAAATGGGTAGACTACATTGAGTCGGAATTTGATAGGAGAGAGGATGGTTATTGGTTTATAAATAATGGAAAACCTACCTACCTTACGGGTTCTCACTACATGTATCTTCAGTGGACTAAGATAGATATTGGTAAGCCTGATTTTAGAGAATCGAATAGATTATTCTATATATTCTGGGAGGCGTGTAAGGCTGATGATAGGAGCTTTGGGATGTGTTACCTAAAAAATAGACGTTCAGGATTTTCTTTTATGGGTTCTGAAGAGTGTGCTAATATAGGAACAATATCGAAAGATTCAAGAATAGGTATACTATCTAAAAGTGGTAGTGATGCTAAAAAAATGTTTACCGACAAGGTTGTACCTATAACCCTTAATTATCCTTTCTTTTTTAAACCCATACAGGATGGTATGGATAGACCTAAAACGGAGCTTGCCTTTCGTGTTCCTGCTAGTAAGATTACTAAAAAGAATATGTATAATACAGAGGATGATGAGTTGGATGGGTTAGATACTACTATAGATTGGAAGAATACTGACGATAACTCCTATGATGGAGAGAAATTATTATTACTAGTCCATGATGAAAGTGGGAAGTGGTTAAAACCAAATAATATATTAAATAACTGGAGGGTTACTAAAACATGCCTTAGATTAGGTAGTAGAATTATAGGTAAGTGTATGATGGGCTCTACATCTAACGCATTAGATAAAGGGGGTGATAACTTTAAGAAGTTATATGAAAACTCTAATCCTTTTGAACGAAATGCTAATGGACAAACAAAGTCAGGTTTATATTCTTTGTTTATTCCTATGGAGTGGAATTTTGAGGGATATATAGATGAGTTTGGAATGCCAGTGTTCTATACTCCAGATAAACCAATTAAAGGAGTAGATGGGGCGTGGATAAAAACAGGTGTTATTGATTACTGGCAGAATGAGGTAGATTCATTAAAATCAGATGCTGATGCACTAAATGAATTTTATCGTCAGTTTCCTAGAACCGAATCTCACGCATTTAGGGATGAGAGTAAGTCATCTATATTTAATCTAACTAAAATATATCAGCAGATAGATTATAACGATTCATTAATAAAGGATAGGTATTTAACACGTGGAAGTTTTCACTGGAAGGACGGCATTAAAGATACTAAGGTGGTATGGACACCTAACAGAAATGGTAGGTTCTTAGTTTCATGGATACCAGAGGAGAGATTACGAAATAATGTGTTTAAGAAAAATGGTAAGTATCACCCAGGAAATGAACACCTAGGTTCGTTTGGTTGTGACCCCTATGATATATCAGGAACGGTAGTTGGCAAGGGCTCTAATGGGTCATTACATGGTCAGACTAAATTTAACATGGATAACTGCCCATCAAATGAATTTTTCTTAGAGTACATAGCTAGACCTCAAACCGCAGAGATATTCTTTGAGGAGGTGTTAATGGCTTGTATATTCTATGGGATGCCTGCCTTAATAGAGAATAACAAGGCTAGGATACTATATCACTTTAAAAATAGAGGATATCGTCACTTTTGTATGAATAGACCAGATAAGACCTATAATAAGCTCTCTAAGACAGAAAGAGAGCTTGGGGGTATGCCTAACTCGTCTGAGGATATAAAACAAGCACACGCATCAGCTATCGAGTCCTATATAGAGAAACATGTAGGTTTTGATATGGAGGGTACATATAGGGATTGTGAGGAGATAGGTTCTATGTTTTTTAGTAGAACATTAATAGATTGGGCTAAGTTTGATATCAACAATAGGACCAAACATGATGCATCTATTAGCTCAGGACTTGCAATTATGGCAAATCAGAAGCATATTTACACCCCAACTAAAGAAGAGTCAAAAATATCTGTTATCTTTGCAAGATATAGTAACAAAGGAAACATAAGCCAAATCATTAAATAAATGAAGGAATCTACCATAGCAGTAAATCCTACTAATTTTCCCAATCAATTAGCTACTGATGCTCAGAAGGCATCGGATGAGTATGGATTACAGGTAGGTAAATCAATCCAGTATGAATGGTTTAAGAGGTCAGGGAATAGTTGTAAGTATTACAACCAGTGGGTTGACTTTCATAAACTACGATTATACGCAAGAGGGGAACAATCCGTAGCTAAGTATAAGAGTGAGTTAGCCGTAGATGGTGACTTATCTTATTTAAATCTAGACTGGACACCTGTTCCTATTATCCCTAAATTTGTGGATATAGTAGTTAATGGGATGTCTGACAGGTTATTTACTGTTCAGGCGTATGCTCAGGATGCTATGGCGGCTGATAATAGGAAGTCATACCAGAACATGATAGAGGCAGATATGGTAGCTAAAGATTTCTTACTTCAAAGTAAGGAACAGTTTGGTATAGATGCATTTAATACAAAGGCTGAGAATTTACCAGCGGATGACCAAGAACTTCAACTTCACATGCAGCTTAACTATAAGCCAGGGATAGAGATTGCAGAGGAAGAAGCTATAAATACTTTACTAGAACAAAATCATTACGCAGATATTCAAAAAAGATATAACTACGACATTACTACTGTAGGTATGGGATGGGTAAAGCATGAGTTCTTACCTAATTCAGGTGTTAAGGTTAGTTATGTAGACCCAGCAACATTAGTATATAGCTATACTGAGTCTCCATTTTTTGAGGATTGTTTTTATTTTGGTGAGGTTAAGCAAGTGCCAATTACAGAGCTTATTAAGATAAATCCTGATATAACAAAAGAGGAATTACAAGAAATTTCCGATACTAGTTCAGGTTGGTATAATTACTATGGTGTAACACAACAATACCAGAATGATATTTTTAAGAAAGATGTTGTTACATTATTGTATTACAATTATAAAACAGATAAGAAATTTGTTTATAAGAAAAAATATTTAGAGAACGGTGGTGAAAGAGTAGTGAGGAAAGATGAGAACTTTAATCCACCCGAAGGAACAGAGGAAAGATTCGAGAGAATAGAGAAAAGAATTGATGTGTGGTATGAGGGTATTCTGATACTAGGTAGTAATAGACTACTTAAGTGGGAACTTTCTAAGAACATGGTTAGACCTAAATCTGCCTCTCAGTATGCATTACCTAATTATATTGGTGTGGCACCACGAATGTATAAAGGTATTGTAGAGTCATTGGTTAGGAGAATGACCACCTTTGCTGATTTAATTCAGATGACACACCTTAAACTACAACAAGTAATTGCTAAGGTAGTTCCAGATGGTGTGTATATAGATGCGGATGGGATAAATGAAGTGGACCTAGGAACAGGTGCGGCTTATAATCCAGAGGATGCATTGAAGATGTACTTCCAAACAGGTAGTGTTATCGGCAGGAGCTTTACACAGGATGGTGAATTTAATCACGGTAAAATTCCTATTCAAGAGTTAAATTCTAATAGTGGACAGGCTAAGATGGCTAGTTTAATTAGTACCTATAATCATTAC